AGGAATAGATGCGTTTGAACTAATCAAGCGTATTGAAAAAATAATAGAACTAAAACAATAGATATGAAAGAAAGACATCATGTAGCTGTACAAATGGAAGAAGAACGTCAGTGGCAAAAGGATAATGGTCCTATTGTAAAGACTGCAGATGAATTGTGGAAATACAGTGGAGAGACTGAAAAAGATTCTACAGAGTTAATGACAGAAGACCTGAATGAAACAGAAAGAATAGTGTTATTAGATAACGGTATATACTCTGTACTATCAGAGAAAAGATCTAGAATACTTGCTTATTGGATGTCTAATATGGATTTACCTATGAAAGATATAGCTGAAATTGTAGGATGTGATTATGTCACTGTATCAAGAACTATAGCTAGGTATCTAAAGATATTTAAGAAATTAAAAAATAAATAAAAATGAAATTATATGAAACTAAAGACAAAGAACAAAGGATTGCGCTTAATAATTGGCATAGTAATGATTACTGTGGTAGCATTATTGCTGGGACCGGTTTTGGCAAGTCTCGTTGCGGGGTTATGGCTATTAATCATGTACTTAATACCCTTGGCGGGAGCAGGGCTCTCGTATTGGTGCCGACGACACAGCTTAAAGATCAGTTCAAAGAAGAATTTAAAAAATGGGACTGCGAAGACTGTTTGGACAAGGTCGATGTAGTATGCTATCAATCAGCGTATAAATTTAAAGATGAGCATTATGATATAGTAGTATGTGATGAGATTCATTTAGGATTATCTAAAAAATACAGACAATTCTTTAATAATAACAGCTATGATAAGATATTATGTCTAACTGCTACACCACCTGAAGAGCCAATGTATAAGTTGCATCTATATTCATTAGCACCTACAGTATATACATTAACACTAGATGAATGCGTAGCTATGAAACTAGTAGCTCCTTATGAAATTTGTTGTATACCTTTAGAGCTTACAGAAGAAGAGAGGATTGAGTACAAAAAAGTCAATAATAAATTTGTAGAACATAAAATGGCTTTAGATCCTGACGCTTTTCAGTTTGCTAAAATAGCTTTAAGTAGTTCAAGTGTTAGTTATGAATTAAAAGCACATGCTGCTGGATTCTATAAAACTATACGAGAACGTAAAAGCATTGTGGACAAAGCTTATAATAAAATAGCTAAATTTAAAAAGATAGTATATTCTAATTTAGATAAGAAGATTATAACTTTTGGAGGCCTAAATGAATTTACAGATATGCTTGCTAAGAGCGTTTCACCTTTAGCTGAAGTGTATCACAGTAAGATTACAGGTAAGAAGAAGAAAGAAGCTCTAAGGCGCTTTAAAGAGGGTGAAGTGAATGTATTATGCTCAACTAAAGCTTTAAATCAAGGATTTGATATACCTAATGCTAATCTAGGGATAATATGCGGACTAACGTCTAAATCATTGTCTATGATACAAAGAGTTGGAAGGTTAATTAGATATGAAGAGGGTAAAATAGGTAAAGTATATGTATTATACATAAAAGACTCTCAAGAAGAGAAATGGCTTAAGAATGCAGTGTATGATTTGAAGGGTGTAACATGGATGTAATAAAAACTTTAATAATAGTAGGAGATATGGATAAATTGTGTATATTTGCATTAATGTTCCGTTCAACTGTAAAAGAATCCTTTATATTATGAAAATAGAAATAGAATTTGATGTACTTAGAGACACTAAAATGTCTGCTGATGACTATACCTATTTGTATATTATATATAAAAAAGGATTTACTCTGTTAAGCGACCTTAATCTTAAACCAGATTTAGAGAAATTGCAACAAGAAGGATATGTAAAGATTGGTGAATCTCCTGCTACTCATACGATTAGACAGGAATTCATCGACCTTTTCATTTCAGACTTTGACGCAATGTTTGCAGAATTATGTGGTACATATCCATTTAAAGTTAACGCTCCAAACAGAGGAGTTAGGGTGTTACATGCAATTGACCCTGACGCCAAGTCTAATGTAAAAGCAAAAAGTAAATATAGAGGTATTGTAGGCGGTAAAGCGCACAAACATAGATCTATAATGAATTGCTTAGAAAAACAATTGACTGTAGATAAACACAATTTAGGTTATCTACAAAATTTAGAAGTGTGGTTGAACAACCATACTTGGGAGAAATACGAAAACTTAAACGAACAACAACAAACAGAAAATGGAGAACAAGGACAAAGGCCAAGAATTACAAGAACTCTTTAAATCTAGAGGCTTCTCAAGCATAAAAAAATCAGTAGATACATCCATTAATGACGTAAGAATGGGTATGTTAGGACAAAGAAAAGTGTTACCAACTAAATGGAATCGCTTAAATAAGAATTTACTAGGTGGATTACAACCTGGTAAGATGTATGTAATAGCAGGTAGACCTGGTGTAGGTAAATCAGCATTTAGCAATCAACTTATATTTGATTTATTAGACAACAATCCTGATAAAAAGGTAGTAGTATTATATTGGAGTTTTGAGATGCCTGGTCATCAGCAAATACTTAGAGCTGGATCGAAAGATGTTAAGAAACAAGTATTAGACCTACTATCTGTAGAAACTAAGTTATCAGAAGGTGAATATGAATTATATAAAGAGAAAGTAGAAGTATATAAGAAATATCCTATCTTGTTTAATAATATACCAAGAACTATAGATTATATTAAAGATACATGTGTTGATATGACTAATGCTCTACCGGATAGACTAATTATTAATGTATTTGATCACAGTAGGTTAGTATCAGGTAACTATAATAATGAGTTAGAAAAACTTGATAAATTATCTAAAGGTTGTATGTGGATGCAAGCTAAGATGGGAGTTATTAATATACTCTTATCTCAACTTAATCGTAATATAGAACAAGAGCACAGAGCAAAAGCTCAATACCAACCATTACTAACAGATTTATTTGGAGGTGATAGTATAGGTCAAGATGCTCATGTTGTTATGATGTTACAACGACCTTATGATTTATATGGGATTACAGAATTATACTGTACACATGATCCAGTAGGATTATTAGCAGTTCATATAGAAAAAAATAGAGATGGTTTATTAGGAATGCTTCCGTTTGAAGCAGACATGAGTACATTTACAATTAATGAAAGAACTAAAACATAAATAATAATGATTATGAATTTAATAATAATATGCCTGTGTATGACCTTCGGGCTTATAATTGGAGCTATATGCGCTTTTTCTGTTTTAGTCAGAGCGTTAAACAAACAAGAAAAAGAGTTAAAAGAATATAGAAGATTAGAAAAAAATAAGTATTATAATGATAAAAATTATAATGCATATTAATATAGTAGTAATCTGGCCTATACCTGTCTTTAGGTAACTAAATTAAAATATAAATAAATGGAAGAACGTAGATACATAGGATATATAATCCTAATTGTAACGGGTATACTATTATGTATAGATCTATACAAAGGGTTTCTAAAAAAGAGAAGAAACTTAAATTTATTAAACAAAATGACTAAATTAGAAAAAAATGAACCTACCAACAAAAAAGGTTAAAGCGAGCCGTAAATCGCCTAAAAATATGATAGTATATGGAGCCCCTAAGATAGGGAAGACTTCAATATTAGCACAACTTGATGACTGTCTAATAATTGATCTAGAAAATGGATCAGATATGATAGATGCATTAAAAATAAAAGTAAATAGTTTAGCTGAACTTGCAGAAGTAGGTAAAGCTATTATGAAGGAAGGAAGACCATATAAATATATTGCTATCGACACTATTTCAAAGTTAGAAGAATGGTGTGAAGCAGAAGGTAAAAAGATTTATATGAAAACTCCTATGGGTAAAAACTTTGATGAAAAGAACCCTGGTATGTCAATTCTATCACTGCCTAATGGCGCTGGCTACTTATATTTAAGAATGGCCTATAAAAAATGGATAGATAACTTGAACAAACTAGCGGATCATATCATATTAGTTGGACACTTGAAGGACAAGATGCTTGAGAAGAAAGGTAAAGAGGTTGCAGTAAAAGATATTGACCTTACTGGGAAGATTAAGCAGATAACATGTGCAAACTCAGATGCAGTTGGTTACATATACAGAGAAGATAATAAGACTATGGTTAGTTTTGACTCTTTAGATGATATTGTTGCTGGCAGTAGATGTGAACACTTAAAAGGTAAGACCATGCCTTTAGAATGGTCAGAAATATTTATAGATTAATTAAACACAAACAAAATGACAATTAAAGCAAGAACAGCTGTTAACGTAGAAAAAGCTACGGTAACCCCAGAGATAATCTCTGTAAATGACCTGCTAAAAGATTTAGCAAACGGCATAGGAAAAAAAGGAATGTGCGATAAGTACAATGTAAAAAAGTGGGAACTAGACGAAGTCTTTAAGCACCCAGCATTAAAAGGTAAAAGACCAGCGCATGTTAAGACTCTTTCTTTTGTATTTATAGATGATACAGGAGATGTAAATGTAGAAGTTGCTCCTAGTGATTTAATCTCTGACGCAATACAAGATGTACAAACAGAAGAAG